CCGGAGGGTAGGAGATTATTTCGGTAAAATTAGTGTAGCAAATATGTTACACTGATTTTTTTTTTGATGAGTAAGGGTGTGGGGGGGGTACCCTGGTGAACACGAAGCTCTCAACCAATTTTTAATTTTTAATAAACTCACAACTCAGATTAACGGAGTGAGTTGTAAGAGATAACTAACAACATACGCCACAGTGGGTGAGTTTACAATAAAAGTTACTTTAGCCCACACTGGGGGCACGAGGGTTTATAGGTTCTGTGAGCATACGTTATATCTGGTGGGGTGGTGGTGGGAGTTTTGTACTTTCATGCGTGCGATATATGTGGCGATACAGCGATACAATCTTCTTCTATTGAATACACACACACTAGAGGAACGTAGAGCTTATAGCTCTACGTTCTCATCTAATGCTAAACTATCCAAGAGGTCATCTGCAGAGTCATATGTGGCTTCTTCATCATCATATGTGTCTCTGAACAGATTTTCATATGATGTGTCAGCTCCTAGGTCAACCCACTCATTCTTATAGTTGGTGTAACCATAGCTGTCTGGAGCTTCTTTGCATATTAACTGATTCTCCAGCACTAACTTGTCACAACCTGGGCAATAGTTGTCTCTACCCTCATCTAGGAGCATTAGCTCACCACAATCAGGGCAAACTCCATACACTGCCTTACCACCTTTGGTTTCAGGCATATCCTCTGTATAGAGTTTTAACAGTTCCTCGTTATTTAGTATTGTGAGGACTGCGTGCCCCCAGAGAGCTAGATTCTTTGTTGGAACCTTACGAAGCTGTTTCTCACCAGCCCAATCTAGGCTCTGTAGCATATCCCTAAATTCGAGGTAGAGCTCTTCTAGGTCAGTTCTGTGATAGAGCACACCCTCTACCATATAGGTAGCTGGTGTTTTCTTGCCTAAGTTTTTGTTGGCATCATCTTCAGCCTTTAGTTTGTCGTAAGGCTTGTTATACTCAGCCCAGAGCTCAGCCTCCATATTGGTACCTAGCATCTTGTCTCTTCTACGCAGACTCTCTGCCTGTCTGCATATTCTACGATAGTAGCTCTCTTTACGGAGAGCTTCTATCAATTCCTGTGTGCGAGCCTTTTCTTCGTAGTCGTCAAGCTCAAGTACTAACTGCCAAGCCTTATAGTTGTACTTGGAGTATTCTTCGAGAGCATACTTCTCTCTGTTGGACAGGTGTAGTCTGCCTACTGTTCTTCTGCTGAAGTTAGCATGAGCAGGAGACTTTAGCTGTCTCTTGCCTCTACGGATGCGTGCTATTCTTTTGTCTTTAGCTTTAGCGTGAGCTTTACGCTCCACTAGTTCGTCTAACAAATTTTTAGCTTTGTTTTCCAGAGCTAGGCTTTCTGGATCAACTTCAATGATATCCTCCTTTATATTTAGGAGGTTAGCACTAGCATTTGCTTCCTCCATAGTGTGACCTTCCTCAATTAGTCGTACTACGTGCTGGATATGAGGACTATTGTCCTTTTTTAGATACAGCCAATATAGAGCTCTGTGCTCTATTATGCTATTATCTAGTGTACGCATTTCATACTCATCTATAATGCCGTGAGGCACTATAGTGATGTTTTCATCTAGATATACCCAGCAGGATTCTGTAGCATCTAGATTTCTTACGAAGAGGTAATCAAACTCCTCTTCCTGTTCGTAGGATACAACTCCTACTCTGTTATTGTAGATGCAGATGTAAACTGCGTCTTTGTCCTTTTTGAAATAATTGAAATTGCCGTTGTCGTTCTTGAGTGTTACATATCTCATTTTAATTTCTCCTTTAATACTGTAAATATAACTCTTTAGAAATAACGTCTTACTTGTTTGCTAGAGCATTGTCTCTAGCCACTAGAGCGTCTGCTCTAGCTTGTCTGGTGAAGTCCACCTTTGTGTACTCCTTACCGTCCCGACTAACCTCGTGGGTTAGTAGGGCTATGGCAGTTTTATTACTGCCTTCTGCATATAGCTGCTCTAATGAGCTCTTGCCTAATTGGTCTATTAGACCATTAAGCATAAATGGTAGATGTTTTCTAACATCTTCAGGCAGCCTTATGAACTGCACTACCTCTCCGTAGTGCTCCTCTGTGATGAGGTTTTTAGCCTCAAATCTGAACTTGAGACCTTTCACCTTATCAGTTATAACGTATTCTACGTTCCTATAACGTAGTTTCAGAGCTAGAAACTCTGAATCCTGTTCTAGTAAACCGGTCATTGGGACATCTATTTTGATGTCTCCATATAGCTTGAAGAAGCTCTCCATAGTGTTAACGTTCTCTCTTGGCATCTTTTTCATTTTTGCCTCCTCTACTACTTCAGAATTAACGTTCTCAAATCTTTTAAGGTTAGCCATGATGTTTACCTCCTAACATGACTTAAAAAAAAAATAAAATATCTAGCTCACGTATGGAGCTTGCGGAATATGTGGCGGCGACAATAAGCACGGGGGTCGGGTTTAAAAATCTATATATAAGGTTATATTTATATATGTATGTAGGTACCTTTATGTTTGTGTGTTTCTAATAAAACCATCAAGAATTTAAAAATCCTATCCCCCTCCCGCCTAAACAACCTACCCCTCACCTTAAAAACGTGTTATAATACCCCCATATTAAGGAGGTATATTATGAAAATCACAATTACAGAAACAAACGGACAGCTAGATTTCCAGCCAGAAGGCGATATTAACTTCGAGGACGGGATCACCATGCTTCTAACTGCAGTATTAGGTCAGGCTAACAGCCTATTTGCTGCAGCAGAACAGTATGGAATGGATGCAGAAGGAATTCAGTGCCTAAAAGAAGGAGTATACGACCGCTTTAATTACGCATTTGCTAGGATTCTGGACGAGATCCTACCGCCATCCCAAGAGTTTACGGAGAATCTAACTGCAGAAGCTATCGTAAGGGCGGAGAATGAGCTGATTCAGGAAGCCTACGACCAGCTTTCGGAGGAAGATAAGGCTACACCGGTAGAATTTCCAAAGGCACCTGTAGAAATGGTAGAGGAAGAAGATGCTTAAAGACATAGACCACTTCCTTGCAGAGGAAGATTTAGGTTTAGACGAGGTAGATCTATTAGCAGAGAGGATGCAAACGTGTCCTCGCTGCGGAGCTCCTTGGCAAACTACTTTAGCAATGAACGAAGGTCCGTCTGAATTTTGGAAAGAGTGTAGTAACCCGAAGTGCAATACGTATCTAAATACGTATATGCCTCAGGCACACCAGTTCGAGTTCCACGAGGACGGGCACAGGTTTAAAGCTAACTTTGGAGGGTACGGTAGTGGTAAAACTTTAACCTCCAGACAGGAGATTTATAAACACATCTTTTTAACTCCTAACGGGACTGGAGTTATTGGAGCTAACGTAAGTTCACAGTACGAGCAGACAATTAAAAGGGAGATAGAAGCAGATATACCTAAAGCGTTTATAGCAAAGGTTAGTACCCAGAAGAACTACTACGAGTTTAAGAACGGGTACAGACTTCTGTTTAGACCTTTTGACGACCCGGATAAACTGCGTTCTTATAACGTAGATTTGTTTGTAATTCTGGAGGCGTCTGAAGTTAAGCAAGCTAGCTTTACGCAGCTAAAAACTAGACTTAGAAATAAGGCGGCTATGCTTCAGAAGAAGGACGAGGACGGAGCACTACTCTTTAGAAAAGCCAAGAACGGAGCGAAGATTCCTGTAATTGAACAGGAGTGGCTCGAAGGGATTATTGAGAGTAACCCAGACGCAGGCTGGATTAGAGACGAGGTGCTTTTAAACTCCGAGGGGATATATAAGCACGGGGATGTTCTGGATGAGATTCATATAGAAGAATCCAGGAGAGACCCTATGATTTCTACGCATATAACTGCAACATCAGCTAACGAGTTTCTCCCTGCGGACTTCATAGAGCAAAACACAAAGAACAAACCTCTGTGGTGGGTTAACAGATTTATCTACGGAAGTTTCCTTTACGCAGAAGGACTGGTATACCCAAACTACGCAAAGTGTTTTGTAGATGATTACGACATTCCACCACACTGGAAGAGAGTTATAGCATTTGACTACGGACTTGTAGACCCATCTGTTTTCTTATTCTGTGCTGTGGATATGGAACACAACAAAGCAGTTATTTACAAAGAGGTCAGGATTAATGACAAGAATGTAGAAGAACTGGCTATGCTTTTCCACCACGAGTGTAGAGATATACCTATGGGAGGAATGTGGATCCCGCCTATCATTGACCCGAAGTCTGGACCTAAAAGAGATTATGAGAAGAAGTCTTTAGCTGACCACTTCCTAGATTACGGAATAGCTTTTCAGCCGGGAACAGTAAACGTTGAGGCTAGAATGTTTAGGCTTAACACTTACATAGAATCTGGGAAGCTGGAGATGTTTAACTCTTGTGTAGATTTACGAGAGGAGCTGTCGAAGTATAGATTCCAAAAGGACGCAGGAGCAGAGTTCGGATTTACTAACAAACCTATAGATAAGAACAACCACGCCATTAACGCACTTGAGTGGATTACTATGGAGTTACCTAGCGACCCCCAGAATTTAATAAACGGAGTGTACGCTAAAACAGGGAACAGACTAGACACCGCAAGTGCAAGCGACGAAGATAAGGTTGCTTTTTACGCACTTACGGATGACGAGGATTTAGAATATAATACTCTTGTAAAAGAAACACCGTTTGAAATAACGGAGTGGTATTAAGGAGGAATTATGGTTTATGCAGACACTATTATATTAATTATCATTGCTATGTGCTTATTGATAGGGCTCGTTATGTTAGCTACTGTTAGTTTACACTTGGCTAGGACATGCCACATACTAGATAGAGTAACTAAGGCATCAGAGGAAGCACAGATGCGACCACAAAAGATCTGTACGTTAGAACCTATAAATGAAGTTGAGATGGAAACAGAAGAAGCTAATAACAAACTCAATGAAGATAAGCCAGAGTTTGGAGGACTTATTGAAGCTATTAACGACATTATGTTAGGAGATGAGCATGAGCAAAGCAGAAGATAAGAAGCGTGAAGAGCGTGAAGCTGACAACAAAGTAGTGAGAGAGTGTAGAGGTTACTGGGAAAGATGTGCACCGCTATATAGCAGAGCTATTAAAAAGATTCAGCTTTTAGACGCAACCGACAACGGAGATATGTGGAGAGCACTTAAAGCAAAGTTCCCAAACTTTCAGGTACTTCCAGACTCTAACTGGGTTAGCTACATTAAGAATAATATCCTAGCGTCACTGTACACTACGACAAAGAGTGCGGAGCTGACCTTTACATCTGAATTAGATAAGGAAGCTATCACGCACATTAACGTAGCACTAGAGCACATCTGGGATACAGACAGCGTAGGGTATTACCAGTTCCTAGCAGGAGAGCGTGCAGCACTAACCAACATGGGAATTACACAGGTAGGTTGGGACGATAGTTTTAGAGAAGGTAAACGTAAAGGTAAAGTTGTTTTTAAGAACATTGACCCGATCAACTTTAGACGGGATCCTTACGCAACTGATTTAGACTCTGCGAAGTGGTGTGCTATTGTTGAGGTGTATGATAAGTATTACTTTAAGGCACACCCGTTATATAAGGAAGCGTTTAATAAGTACGCAGGTAAAGATGACGTAGCAACAACCTTTAGCAAACCTGAGTACATTTCAGGACCAGTTAAGACTACTGGGGAAAATCACCACGCACTACTTATTTACTGGGTTAAGCAGGATGACGGTAAGATTAATGAGTACCACATTTTAGATAATGAATATCTGCTACATAAGAAGGAGAACATTAGACCAAACAAGTTCCCATTCGCAATCCTTTATTGTAACTTACCTAGTGCAGGTCTCATAGGCACATCAGAGCCAGCAAAGATATTTGCAAACTCTGTAGCTTATAACACGCTTAACTCTGTAGCACTTACTGCGGAGTATAAGAACCAGAGACCTCCTAAATTCGTAAGTACACAGTCAGGACTTAACGTTCAGGCATTTGCTAAACACGGAGACGAAGCAGACAGAACCTTTATTGTAAATGGAGATGCTTCTAAAGCAGTGCACTACCACCAGTTCCCTACTGTATCCAATACACTTGATAAGGAACTAATGAATTTAGCTAAAGACATTCAGGACGTTTCAGGAGTAGACGGTAGATACACAGGTAGAGATACGGGGAGTATTATTACTACAGGTGGAACCGAGGAAATGCTCAATAGAGTTACGCTCGTAGACACTCCGAAGATTATGTTGTTTGAGCGTTATGCTAAACAGCTAACTGATCTAGTTCTGCGTAATATGATTGAGTTCTCTCCAGCTAGAACTTATATTACAAAAGAAAAAAGAACTAACGAGTACGTAGAGCTAACTATAGACTTCCCAGAGATTCCGGATTCCGTTGCACTTAACTACAACATTCAGATTAGTTCAGAGCTTCCAAAGAATAAGCAGAGAGTTATGGCGTGGGCTAATACGCTTATGGAAAAACAGATGCAGTATCAGGAAGCTAATATGCAGGTTGACTTAATCACTGCAGAGGAGTGGCTGATGTATCAGGACGTACCTTACAAAGAACAACTCCTAGAGCGTATGGGTATTCAGAGAGAAACTTCTATCCTAGAAGAAACTGCACAGAGTATCTACGAATATGGAGAAATGATTGACCAGGGTATGGCTCCTGAAGATGCACTGCTTCAGACTGCACAAGGAGTTATGAATAGGAAGCAAGGACAGCCAACACCATTAGAGGAGAATACAGCACTAACACCTCAGACCTCACTCTCTCCAGATAATTTAACTGGAGGGGTTGAGATATAGGATAGTTGTGATTAACTATTTTATCTTCCTTACAAGTAGTCTAGTTGACACTAGGCTACTTTTTTTATATTATTGTTGCAGCAAGTATATTGGTTTCCACTAGCCTTAAATTAGTGAGTAGGTTATTTGCTCTCCACGTAATCGTTGTAGCGAAAGGAGTATATACAACAGATGGAAGATAACAACCAGACACTATCCGCAGAAGAGCAGGCTTTCGTAGATTCCCTTGGCTCAACTGCACCACAGGAAGGTGATCCAGCACCTAGCGGACAGGAACCAGACCCTGCAGAACCACAGGAACCTGAAGGTTCTACAGAAGGACAGGAACCTGAACCACAGAATAATTCTGGAGATGACCCTGATGTTGATGCACTACTTGGAGATGATCCTAAAGACGCAAACAAAGCATTTGCTTCTATGCGTATTAAGAACAAAGAACTCACAGGTATTGTAAACAGCATTGCTTCAGTTATTGGATTAGACCCTGCACAGATGTCAGCGGACGAGCTAAAGACAGCCATGAATCAGGCTATACTAGAGGCTCAGTCAAAGCAGACAAACATTCCTACAGAGTTTCTAGAGAGACTTAACTATCTGGAAAATCAGAACAAGGAACGTGAAGCAGAGAGATATCACGCTGAAGCCAGAAATGGTCTTCTTGCTATAAAGCAGCAGTATGGTGCTTCGCAGGAAGAACTAACAGAGTTTCTCTCAAATCTAGCACAGGACGGAATTGATCCTATGCACCAGGCTGTAGACCTAGCAACAGAATACGTTAAGCGTAACTTTGATAAGGTTGTTGCAGCACAGGTTGAAGCTAAAGTTAATGCAGAGTTAGAGCGTAGGGATAAGGCTGCAACGCAGGCTAGTACTCCTAACAACTCTACAAGCAAAGCTCCAGAAAACGGAGCTGAAATAAATAGCGTAAAGGATTTCGAGAGAGCACTAAATAACTTAACACTATAATTATTTAAGGAGAAAGTATTATGGCAAACGGAGCACTATACTTGAACGCAAGCAATTCACAGGCTAACCTTAACCGAATGATTGACCTTGCGAATGGACAGACAAATCTGACCAACCCTGAAATCTTCTACTCGAAGCAGGTGCTTGACACTATCCGGATGGATGCTGACAACTACGTGTACTATAGATACGCAGATGAGACACCTATTCAGGAAAAGGCAGACAAGCTGACACTACGCAGATGGGCACCACTTCAGGCTCACACCATACCACTTCAGGAAGGAGTTCCTCCTGTTTCTGATAAGGGTTCAGTAGAGAAATACGAACTTACTGCAAAGCAGTACGGTAGATACATCCGAGTGGCATAAACTCTGTGTATCAAAACGCAAAAGCGTTAAAGTTATAGCCGACCTCAATAGAGGGCTTTCTTAAACAGTTCTACTCCGGTGGAACGTAAGTAAAAAATATTTAAGGAGGTTTCATGGGATGGGTACAAATCATGAGGCGAAGTTCAGAGTAATTCCATCAACAAAGTTTCTATATGAAATTACAGGAGATGGAAGAATATTAAGAAACGTTAAATCCAAGAAACAAGTGAGGATGTACTTTGATAAAGATGGTTATGTCTGTGCTAATACACGCATAGGCAAAATAAACAAGATTAGAAAAGTACATCAGCTTGTAGCAGAGTGCTGGTTAGGTAAATGCCCAGAGGGTAAAGAGGTAGACCACATAGATCGTAACAGAGCGAACAACCACTACGGTAATCTTCGTTACGTCACACACAAAGAGAACTGTGTTAAATCTGATACTACAAATATGAGGAGAGCTAATCAGGAAAGATTAGGCAATAAAGTTTATGTAAATGATAAACTTTATCCTAGCTTTACAGAAGCAGCACAGTACATCTCAGAACAATGTGGAACACCTGCTAATACCATTAGGCATTACCTAAAAAAGAGAAGACACTATATTCACGGATTTAAAATAAGATACTCTGAATAAGTTGCAGAGACTGCATGCTATACACTCCACGGAGTAAGGTACAGTCCACAATACAAATGGTAAATGTGGGAGTTTACCGACAAAGTTAATTTCGCTGTAGTAGACCCTGTAGTTGCACACTACACTAGACAGTACGCTATCGTAGCTATTGAGACTCTTGATATGCTTGCTAGAGAAACTCTTCTTGCAACAGCACAGAAGCAGTACGCAAAGGCAGCAAAGGACTTCGAGGCACTAACAGTAGCATCTGTTCCTAACCTCACTGACCTACGTATGATTGTACTTCAGATGAAGAAGGCACTCGTAAAGCCAAGAACAAACGGAAGATTCCACGTTATTGGCTCTCCAGAGTTCTACTTCGACATGATCTCTGATCCTACAGTAGAGCAGTACATGAAGATTAATCAGACTACAGCTACAATGTACTCTGATACAAAGCTCGTTCCTCTATTCGATATGGAGTTTTACGAGACTATGGCTGTTCCTACATCAGGTGAGTACATGAAGAACGGAGTTCTCAACCTACGTGTATTTAGGAAGAACGGAACTACATATCAGTATGACTCTATTCCTAGCACAAATACCGCTGTGTACAAGAAGGAGACAGGTTACGTAAAGGACACTAGAACGAAGCAGGATGCTTCTTGGATTCCTGATCACGTAACTTGGGACCCATCCAAGTATACTGGAGGCAGTAACAATGACTGGAGAGAGTTCAAGGCACAGCACATTCTTGTGCTCGGTAAGGACGCTCTTATCAGAACAGGTCTTGCAGGCGAAGGAAACACCAAGGTTTACACCAAGCCACTAGGCTCCACAGGTGTTCTGGATCCTATCGACCAGAGACAGTCTATTGGATTCAAGATCAACTCTGTAGGTTTTGGAACCGTAAGACTCGAAGCTGTAGTAGACTACATCTGCGTACCAACACAGGTAAACGTACTATAGTATAGAGAGGAGTAACTAATGGCAAAGAAAGAAGTCGTTACCTCCGAAATCACAGCAGAAGCTCCTGACAATCAGGAGCCTGCTATGGTTTCAGCAGAGGAAGTAAATAAGCTAGTTCAGGACGCTGTAGCTAAAGCACTTGCAGAAGCAGACAGCACAAAGAGGTCTCTGGAGGATGCAGCAGCACCTAATCTGATTGATGCACAGAAGCAGAAGGCAGAGGTGTACAAAGAGTACATGGAAGAGGATCTGGTAGACATTTATCTATCACCAGCATACAGAGGACGCTTTGGAAACGTAATGCCTGTTACAATCAATGGTATTACAATCATGTTCCCTGTAGATGGTTCTCTTCAGAGAGTCCCTGCTACATTTGCTGATGAGATTAACAACAGACGTGTTCTCGCAGATCAGCTTGATTACAAGACAGATATTATGAGTAATATTTCTGGTAATGTAGAAAGCACTCCGGGTGAACTAGAGCTTGTATAACGCAGCTAAAGAAGGGACATTAAGTTGTCCCTCTTTTTATTTAAGGAGTTATATATGAACGTAAATAAAATAGTATTACAAGTTAATAGATTGCTTGGTGATGAGCTGTATCCTTACAGTAAGTTAGAGCAATTTCTTGATGCTGTTGTAGATGAGATTAATGACCAGCTATCAGCGTGCTTCCCTGTATTTAGTGAGGTTGTAGATAACCCTACAGATACAGATATTGAGTATGATTATTTCCCTGATAGATACATTAGAGAAGTAGTAATCAAAGGAGCTGCGTATAAATTCTATACTCAGGACGAGGAAGGTATCCCTACTGCTAACCAGTACGGCATAGAGTATAAGGATGCTCTGTTTGTTATGCTACGGGATTACTTACGAGAAGTTCCTGCTGAATTTAGAGTAGACCACGTTGCAGCAGTAGACACTAACTTCGAGGATTTAAGTGAGCTTCAGATTGAGCCTATACTTACAGGGTGGTGGTTCTAATGGCAAGAACAGGACAGTATAAAACATATGAAAGAGGACGTAGGACATACACTCTTGAGAATGTATTTACAGGAGGAATGAAGTACAGTGACGCTCCTATAGACGAAGGTCAATCCAGACAGTTAGTTAATTTTGATTTATCTAATGACCGTAAGGTGCTTATACCTAGGCGTGGGTTACATTTTGAGCAAGCACTGTTTAATAACACAGGGCTACTCCCTTTTAGTGAGAACGCAACACCTAGTGTATTAAAGTACAGTAAGTCTATAAATGCAGAGCACTCTATCATATACGACGGACAGAAGACACTATATGTTAGAACAGACTACAGTAGCGTTGAGCATAAACGAGAACTCACAACGCCAGTAATTGCAGGGGTTTCCGACTTTGTACATAATATCCCTTGTATCAACTCTACATTTAGCACCCCTATAGGTGCTACAGCTTATCATGGAGACTACTATCTCCCTGCTCCACACGGATTTACAATAATTAAAAATCCAGATGAGTTAGCGGACAGTCCTATAACAGAACTAGAACCTAGGAAACTCAACGCAGCAGAAGCAGCAATGTATGGTTACAACATGCTTTTAGATAATCCATACGCATTTGTTGATAAGCGTATATCTGGAACAGATCGTTTTATATTCAACGGTGTTCTTCCATATGATGTAGACACAGGACAAATTAAATTTGACCCTAGAGTTAATGAGTATGTTAAGTTCAGAGCGTTCTATGAAGCTGCTCCAGGCAAGTATTATTACATCTGGCGTACTCGTACTGCAGACAATGACAACTACCAGATAGTAAAGGTAGGCACGCTTGATGTACCTACATCAGGAAACCTACAACCACTAACTTATTCTGTAGCAGTACCTCACACAACTTTATTTGTAGAACTAGATGTGTACCTCTGTACTACTATAGATAAAGAGCCTAACTCTGCTCTACCAGGAAAGACTTCTGTAATATACCAGAAGCCTGATAATACAGGAGGCTCTGCTAAATGGTATTACAGTGTTGTAGATAAAAAATACATTCCTGTAAATCAGGCGGAGATAGTTAGAGATGTACCTGTTACACAGCGTATAGAACACAGCTTCAACTTCTCTAGCAATACAGAGGACTCTACAAGAGGTATGAAGTTTGAGAACTACACACTAGCTACATGCAAAGGTATGAGTTATTGGGCAGGCTCTTTAGTTTGTTATGCTCCAGAGAAGGGACGCAACATCCTCTTCATCAGTGCATTTAATGAGCCTGAGTTCTTCCCATACCCTAATAATACAGATATCTTTGAAGAGGACATCAGGTATGTTACTCCGTATCTATCTGATCTGTTAGTCTTTACAGAAACACAGCTTTGGCGTTTAACTAAAAACGTGGACAAAGCTGGCTGGGTTAAAACGCTTGTGCAGGGTAACCTTAATATATCTGACTATGATATTAGATTCATACAGGTAGTTAAGAACATGGTGTACTTCAAATCTGCTGACAACTATTTCATGGTAGTACCTAAAACCCAGAGTTCTACAGGTGAGCTTACTTTAGCTCCTGTGTCTAGGAGTTTAGATGTACTCTTTGAAGACTTTAATAAGAGTGTTAGGGATATACTCTCCAGTACATACGGTAGATATGGGGCTGATTTAAAGATAGACTTTAGAGATGCTGAAATAAAAATAGTAGATGCGTATTGCTACCTAGATTATGAGGACGTGCATAATGTGTATATGCTACAGGTTGCGTACAAAGACCAGCTACGATACTTAACATTAGAGTTACTATATAACACAGTCATTAGATACTGGAGAGCGTACACATATGAATGTGCAACAGCTCTAGTACCTTATACTGCAGACGCTACAAAGAAGACAGATTTAGTAGGACTCGTTCCTGAACAGACAGGTAATAACAACGAGAAGTTCTACAAGTTATATAGTGTACCTAGAACAGGCGTTAAAGACAACTTAGCTGCGTCTTGGGAAAATGAATATCCTGCAACATATCTGAACTATCAGCTTATAGATTCAGGACAGCATGACTATCTATTAGAATCTCAAAAGAGATTTAGAGAGTTACAGCTCTTTGTACACAACCGTACAGAAGAAAATCTCACATTTAATTTAGAGTTTCTATTAGACGGTGTTGATAGATACCCTATGTTTAAATATCTAGAGTCTACAACTTTCGATCCAAACACAGGAGCTATGGTTGTTTATTTAGATAAAGTTCCTGGACTTACTGAGGTTGCACCTCACCTGTCTAATAACTTTACTATTAATCAAGAGACTATACCTACAGTACAGCTCTGGAAGATACGTACAGGTATTTCAGGCAAAGGGTACGCTCCTAGATTTTTATTCGCATCTAAAAACCAGAAAGAGTTTGAGCTTATAAACTTTATCTGGGTATATCGCATAATGTATTTAAGGTAGGTGAACTAATGAGAAATTCTTTTTATAGAGCTGATGATGTAGTTCTACAGGCGAAGCTGGATAAAGCTACTCCAGAGATTCTTGCGGAAATAGAGTACATAGAAGTCAGCTACACACAGGAAGACGCTACATGGTGGAAAACGACAAAAGTACTTCCTGAAGACATAGACACAGACGGCACGTGGTATATTGCACTCACAAAAGAAGATACGGATTGTCTACGTCCTGACCGTGCTCTAGTATTCCAATGCTTAATTAAATTTAAGAATGGGGTACAGAAGCACACTAACTATGCTAGTCAGGCAGTCAAAGACATACTTGTGGAGGGACACTAATGGCTAAACGTACTTTAATATTTAAATTAGAGCAAGCTGCAGTAGTACAAGTTGGCGTTAAGCAGATTGCAGTTACAGAAGATGGTGAGATGATTATAACCTTATCCAACGGTAAGGTTATTAAATCTCCATCTCTTAAAGGACCTAAAGGAGACACAGGTGCTTCTGGTAAAATTACAGATGTACTTGTTAATGGGAACTCTATTGTAGATCCAGACGGTACTGCAAGGTTCTCAACTATACAGGAAGAACACGCAGTTGAGATGCAGACTGAGGTTTTAAAAGTTATATCTGAAAAGCTAAACACAGAGTACGTTAGCAAAGACTCTTTAGTAAAACAGATTCAGGATATAACTACACAACTCCGAGGAACATATGCACAGCTAGACGCAAACTATAGGAACTCCGTGCAGTTTGTACAGAACTTCTTATATAACTTCCAGAAGATGTTGCTAGAATTGAACAAGCATTTATCTTATGATGAATCAGGAGTTACGCTAGGTAATAGCGTGCACTTTAAAATAAAGTGCAGTAACGATGATTTCATAGTAAGTTATAAAGGAATGTCTTACTTAAAGGTAACAAGTACTGGCGTAGTACGTGTGCATAAACTGCACATACTGGATGAACTGCGTATAGGAGATATAGTTCTAAAGAACGCAGGCACAGGCATTTTAGAAATTAAAACAGCGGAGGATTAAGATATGGCTGGAGTACAATTAAGAATACTATTAACAGAGAACTCCTATAATATTGCAAATAATACATCAACGTGTACTGCAGTAGTACAGCTTGCCAGTCAAGGTAAGTCTTGGAGTAACTATCAATGCAATGGTAGCCTCTGGTTTAATGGTGCTAAATACTCATTTACATCTACATTTTCAAAATCAACATCTTGGCAAACGCTATACACGTTAGCTAATGTTGTTGTACCACATTGGGACGACGGTACAAAGACACTTGCAGCCTCTGCATCTTTTGCTACAGGTGTGTCCGTAGGAACACTAACTGCTAGTGCATCTCTAAACCTCACAACTCTTTATAGAAAGTCCGAGCTATTAATTGTAAATTCTAGCATTAGTTTCGGAGATAAGATACAGTTTAGAATTACAAGTAAGAACCCTGCGTTTACACACAAGGTTTGGATAGGTAAGACAGGGTCCTTGGACTGGAGAGTTATTTTAGATAACGTAAAAGAAGGGATACATACTTGGACTATTCCAGAAGAGTACGCTAGATTTGTTACAGGCATAGATACTAGCTTCCAACTGTATATGACTACTTATTACAACGGAACAGATATAGGCAGTACAGATTACGGAAACATACTAAATGTAGCAACTATTAGCAGTATGGCTCCTGTTGTATCAATAAATTATGAAGCAGAGAATCCTGCTCTTTATGCAAAATTTAGAAATAACTTTATCAGAGGAGTTTCTAAACTATACATAAACTTACTGCCCACCTTTTCCTATGGAGCTACGTTTATCAACGGAACCATAACTATAGACAACCAGATCTATAATCTACAGAATGAAGCTACAGCAATAACTACAGAAGCTATAACAAGCATGCACCCTGTCATTACTACAGTAGTAACAGACAGCAGAGGTATGACGACAACTACATCTGTTACTCTGAATAATGTATTAGATTATAAAGCTCCAGAGATTGTAAGCGGTAAAGTATGGAGAACAAATACAGAGACAGGTACTGAAGAGATTGCAGGTGGAGATTATATCCACGCTAAAATAGCTGTACGTGTTGATAATGTTTTAGGCAAGAATACACCTAAATACTATATGCGTGTTACACACGCTGGTGGTACAAATAATGTAGAACTCAAACCAGAGCACATTAGTAATCAAGCAGATGTTACAACTATTGAACGCACAATCCCACAGCCTATACAGGGCTTTGCTAAAATAATTTTAATTATTGAGGATAGCTTTAATACATATACTACAGATGTACTCAGTGCTACATCTGTAGATAAAACTGTAGTTATAGATACAGTTAAGAAAGGCGTAGGCGTTGGTGTTCCAGTTGAAAATTCAGGTGTAGCATCTGAAGATTTCCACGTGTATAATAAAGTATACGGACACAACAAAACGTATAAAAGGGCACTTGTAGTTGGTACAGGAGATACTATTTCTGGGAACATCTACGGTGCAGTCACGTTAGTATTAGATAAGGACACGGTACAGTTTAGTATCCCAGTAAGTGTGCTTATCAATGGTAGTGGGTTAAAAATAAAAAGGATAAATGCGTATTTGCGTAGTCTTACTGGAGAGACAATAGCATTAACTCCTGATGAAAATGCTACGGATATTACTACATTCTGCTCTGTATATCTAAACAGTTCTGCTCCAATAACACTTGCGATTACAAAAGCAAATGCCTTTAAAAAGTATGTAGATACTTTCCAACCTATTACAGCTTTTATAACTTACGAATTGGAGGTTGAATAATGAGTAAGCTAGAAGAACTAAAACGCAAGTACAAGGCACAGCACAACGCAGACACTATTGCATTTAATCTTAAGTCACCACTAGCTATAGTTGCGTGTGATAGTCTAGAAGATGTTGTGCTAGATGAGGATGGTAACATCACACTAACAACAACTTTTGGAAGAGAGTTCCACGGGCTAGTAAAAGGTCCTAAAGGCAACCCTGGACCTGCTGGACCTAAAGGAGATAAGGGAGATAAGGGAGATGACGGAGAGCAGGGACCTACAGGACCGCAAGGACCACAAGGAGAACGAGGACCTCAAGGACCCCAAGGACCTATTGGCAACCAAGGGCTTCCTGGACTTCCAGGACCAATAGGATCAAAAGGAGACAGAGGTGAACAAGGACCTGTTGGACCTGTTGGACCTATGGGACCTGCTGGACCTAAAGGAGACAAAGGAGACAGAGGTGAACAAGGACCTGTTGGACCTGTTGGACCTATGGGACCTGCTGGAACAGGTGGGTCAGACGGTGTTAAGTTCTGGGGTGTGTTCTCTGATTTTGAAGAGCTTTATGCAGAAGACGTTGTATCTAAAGCAAAGACAGGTGACCTAGCTCTTTTAAACGACCGAGGCATAGATAAGAATTCTGACCTAAACCTAACCTACTTTATGTTTAAAGACAAACAGTGGTACCCTTACAGTAATGCGCGTGTAATTAATATGCTGTCCCAAGTGAACGGATCAGTTGCTACACAGCAATATGTAGAGCGGTACGTTACGTATCAGATTGGTGCAGAGGCTGTTTTGTTTTTAGGTGCATTCCCTAGTTACAGAGCACTTGTTACTAATGATGAGATTAGGGCTAAAGCAAAGACAGGAGATATAGCTTTTGTTGAGGAATACGGTACAACCCCTGAAACTCAAAATGATTTAGGCTACTATGTATTTACAGATAATCGCTGGAATAAATTTGGTAGTAGTGTTATGACTAGAAGAATAGCCGCATTAACCGGAGACCCCGTTACATCAGATATGCTAGAAGAATACATGAAGGCATTGAACAGCACGCTAGAAAGTTTTAAAGTAAGTGTGGATGCACAGCTACGTAGCCTAGGTCCTGCTGCTTTTTATCAGAGTAAGGAGCTTGTTAAAGAGATTACTCTTAAAGAAAATACAACTTATACACAGACAGTTGCGGTTCCTATAGATAGTATTAAAAGCATTACAGGTACGCTCTCCGTAGCTGGAAGCCATGTAGTGCTGCCTATGACAGATAATAATGCTGTAAATGGCAATCTTTCTTTACAGAAGAGTTCAGAGGAAGAGACTCTAGTATCCTTCGGTACAACCAGTATTATGGCTATTCTTAAGAACCAACCCGCTACACTTAAATTAACAGTAATGTACACTACTGACTAGAAAGGAGACAGTTATGAGAATCAATTGGAAAGTTAGGTTTAGGAATAGAGCGTGGCTTGTATGCTTTATCCCCCAGGTGTTGTCGTTTATATACACAATACTAGCTACCTTTGGGATTATTCCTAGAGTACCACAGGATGCAATCATGCACCTTATAACAATGCTATTAGATATACTAGCAATTATAGGTATCATTACAGATCCTACAACGGCAGGTACTAATGACAGCAAACTAGCAATGTCATACAACAAACCTAGTGCAGGACTCCCTACACTAGAGGCACAGTTTGCAGAGCCACTTCCTGAAGAAGAGATTAATATAGGAGAGAAGATGAATGGGTAGCATGTGGTATAATCAATACGACCCAAGATGGTCACGTAAAGCATATGCTGGTAGGACTATGGCTGAATCAGGCTGTGGTCCTACGGCTATAGCTAATATAGTTAGTGCCAAGCACACAGATGTCACACCAGTACATGTAGCGGACTGGCTTACATCACACGGGTATGCGTCCAATGGTAATGGAACTTACTGGTCTGGAATTAAAGCAGCACTAGATGCTTATGGTTGTCCAGCAACACAACACTCATCCATGCAGCCTTTCTTTAATGAAATGGCTAAAGGAAATAGATGGGGTGTTATTCTATTCCGAGCAGGAACTAGAGGTGGCATCACATGGACCATGGGTGGACATTTCGTAGCAGTAGTTAAAGGTTATAAGTACGAGAACGGAAGACACTACTTATATATTTCAGACTCAGGCGGCAGAGGTCATGATGGGTGGTATACATATGAAGACCACATGCAGGGGCTTATTCCTACGCTTTGGTCATGTGTAGTAGATGCTAATGACTCTACTCTAGTATCACCTCCTGCTAGTAACCCAGCACCTCCTGCTGCTCAATCTGTTGGTAGTGTAGTTTACAAAGTAAACTCTCCAATAGGATTAAACGTTAGAGGTGGTGCAGGAACGAGCTATGCTAGAGTAGGTGGTCTTGCAAATGGAACAACAGTTACTATCACACAGGTTGCAGGTAACTGGGGATACGCACCTAAAGCAGGCGGTTGGATCTGTATGGACTACCTAACTAAAGTAGGCGGAGCTACATCTGTTCCGGGAACAAATGTAGTTGCAGGAGGCACATACACACTAACTGCAGACATGAGAGTGCGTACAGGTCCTGGAACGAACTATAGCGTTAAGAAGCGTGCAGAACTAACACCAGATGGTAGGAAGCACAGTGCTGTAGGACTCTATGCTCTGCTACGTGCAGGAACTAGAATAACTATTCTAGAAGTACGAGGTAACTGGGCTAGAATACCATCAGGCTGGGTGTGCATCTGGCAAGGTAATACAAGATATATGAGGTAATATAATGAACGCTTTATTAGATGGAATTACTTTTATAATGCTAAATGCACAAGTGGGTATTGAAGTTGGTGTGTTTGGTTGGTCTTATTTTTAAAGGAGTTTAAATAATGAACCACGTCATATCACAGGTAATCACCTTCACTGTAGGAGGGCTGTGCACCTTTATAGTCACATATGCAATTATGTTTAGTGCACTTAAAAAAGGTGTATTAGCCCTACTACGCTATAGGTTGTTTGTTGAGTGTGAACGTATTATAAATCAGGCATACATCACAAGTGAAGAACTTACTGATTTAGATAGTTTGCATGAAGCATACAAAGGGTTAAAAGGCAACGGTACAGGAGATGCCTTGTACAAACTAGCCACAGCACAGCCCCTTAAAGTTATTGCCAACAGTATAAGAAAGGAGGTTAAGTAGTGGCTACAAGTAATACTACACAGACACAGGTACAGTCTCCACAGACCAACGAGAATACAAGCTCTGCAACTTCTAATATAACTCCAGAGTTTATACAACAGCTTGCAGATTTAGTAGCTCGTTCTACAGCACAAGGTAGGTTTGAATCTGGACGCTCTGAAGCTACGTATGATCCAGAGCAGGTAAGAGCAACCAACAGAGCCTTGCTAGAAGACGTTAATAGTTTGTTTAAAACAGGCTCGTTTAGTAATCGAGATTATGGTATACTCACAGATAGAGATACAATATTGAATAACCTAAACGCAGCAACTAATGCAGCCTATGATACCCAGCGTATGGAGGGGCAGGCAAACCTACTAGCTCAAGCTAATCTGGAAGCCCAGAATAGAGACAGAGCTATCCAGAACGCTAGAGCAAACTTACAGACGTCTGCTTTATCTGGTGCTAATGCAGGACAGATTAATGCGAGTATACTCACTAATCTGCTAACCCAGCAACAGCAGGGTGCAGGAGAACAGACCTCTGCATTACAGCAGTTACAAGCTCTTGCTGAAAAGCGTAGACAGACTTTATCTGAAAATGAGAATACAGCTACGACTACAGCTAATACAGCAGCAGGTACATTAGGCTCACTACTCAACGAGGAGAAGAACGCTAGAGTTGCCGCAGCAGGTTCAGCACTATACAGTATGGGTGGACAGGCTGGTAGTTTTGCAGGAGCAACTAAAGCTAGAGAGTGGGGCAATACAGCTAATAATGGTATTAGCACAACATCTCCTTATAGCACCAAGAACACCACTAAAAATGGTGAACTAAAAACAACTACCAATACCTCAGGCTCCACCTCATAGGGGGGTAGTATGAAGTTTTTAGAAGACTTTAATGTAAATAAATATGTTACAAAGAAGACCTCGAAGAAAAAGGGGTCTTCTTCTATTACTTATAAAAAGCCTATACCAAAACCTATTCCAGATAAGATTCCAACTAAAGTGCTTCCTACTCCTAAAGAGATTAAGAAGAAGCACGAGGTTATTGTTGCTGCGAACCAAAGAGCTACTGAAGCTATCAATCAGTTCAAAGCAGATAATCCTATTGTTAAAGCTAGTGCTCCTGCTTTTAAAAGAGCAACCAAGGCTGTAAATGATTTCCAAAAGAACTATCACATCACAAAGTCTACGGGGTTTATGACTAATGTAGAGCATAACTCTACTGCTATATTTAAAGATCCGCCTAAATCAGTTAGTGTTAAAACTAGAGATTTTAAAGTAAAGGACTATGCTTTCCGTAAGAAGCCTATTTTCAGATGGTATGAAAAGCAGGTTCCTGACTGGAAAGACCGACGCTCGTATATATCCCGTTTTGGAAGTAAGAGATTAGGTATGCTCACCAGCGGACTGTTTGATTTATTTACTACTGATGCAGACCCTAGAGGTATGCTCTCGGATCCTACTAGACGTAAGATACATGAACTGCAAAGAGCCCAACAGGATAGGGCTATGCAAAAGATTAAAGCAGGAGCTGCTGGAACTTTTGCAGACTTTATATTGCGTCCGTTCTATACTAACGCATGGCGTAAAGCGGAGAATAAAGATAGAGCCCAGCTTGCACAAGGTAAGATGCAGGAGCTCTACGGTTTAAAAAGAAAACAGGAGTCATATTATTTAGTAGATGATAAAGGAAATGCTTATGTTATTAAGGGTAGTAAAACTGGCGGTGATACTTACAGTTATTTTAATAATGACGGAAAGGCGTTAAGCCTAGATATCACAGCCATATCTACAACACAGTTAGATAAATATAAGAAGATAGGACTTATTCCTAAAGATAGAATCTTTAGAGTTAAAGGTACTGGGGAACAGGTATTCTCTGAACTGTTTGACCCTAGCTACAACACAGGACTACTAGCTAGAGACTCTAAAGGATTACCGTATATATCGAACAAGGGTATTAGAAATTATCTTCAGAAACACGGGAGTGCATACGATAGTTTAGTATTTGGTAGTGTACCTCCTGCAAAACAAATGAGCAGGGACAAAGTTATAGAACAGTACCTTACAAAGACTGCTAATGACTATGTACAGAATAAATACTTCGGAAACTATGCCCCAATAAGCTACAGACCTGTTGGGTTTAGTTTAGGAGCTAATGCGTTAGTATTTGGTGCTGACTTGCTCAATAGACCACAGCAAGGTGTTGCAGCATATATGCAAGGTAAGAGGGAGCATAAGAGTGCTGCTCAAATACGCAAAGACGTATACAAGGGTTTTGCAGAGGGTAAGGACTTCTCCTTTACAGAATACTATAAGACCAAAGGAGATAAGTATGCCTTCCAAAAGGGTATCTTTATGGATATAGCAACAGACCCTTTACTCTTTTTAAACTTCATAGCTAAAGGCGGAGCTATGGTTACGAAGCAGTTAGTTAAGCACGGTGTTAAATCAGAAATTACAGAACGTAGTTTACGTACTGTTTCTGAACGCTATTTAAGTGGAGCTAGATTGCTTAATAGAAATGAAGGTCTTACATTTAAAGAGAGCTTACATAGCGTCTTTGACACACATAAGTTTGGTACAGTACGTCAGGCAAGAGAAGTACATGCTAGAACGTTAGGTAGACTCAAAGGTGTAGAGATGACTGCAGATGCTTTAGACAATACACTACCTAAAGCACTCTTGCCTAACCGTACAAAGAGACAGCTAATTAACACTATGATTACTAACCCTAAACAGGTTACTAAACCATGGATAGCTAACGTACTGCATGAGGCAGGTTTCCGTAATGCGTTTAAAGAAGATTTAGCCAGTGCAATACATGACAGCTATAGAACTAGCGGACTCATTTCAAATACTGTAAAGGCACATAAAGTGTCTGACTCCGTAGCACGCTCTTATGAGTTCTATAAAAAGTTTAAAGCTGTAGGACAGCACATAGATAATTTAGATACAGCTATTACTAAAGCTGTGTTCCCTATGTTTACAGGTGCCGTTAAAGGTGCTAAATTTGCTGTGAAAAAATTAAAGGCAACTGAACTTAAAAAGTTTGTCGCTGCAGCAAAAGCATTTAGAGAATCAACGCATACAGATATATTCAAAAGTGAAGAACTGTTAGAAGCAACTAGACGTAGGTCTGCAAAACAAGTAGATCGTGTAGTAGAGCCTGTTGTTAAAAATCATATGATTTCTACAGAAGCTACGGACGAAGTAGCTAAACAAATTGTAGCAGCTAGACATTATGGACAATATGGTTATACAGATGACTTAGCTGAAATTGTTGCAGCTAGAGATAGTAAACTCATAGGCACACTAGATGATATTCAGCATGCTGTTGCTATGTCTAAAGATGGTTATGATACAGCTATGAAGATTATAAAAGAATCTTATGAAGATGCTGCAGATATCACATCTGTACATGAGTTCCTAGAGAATACACTAGAGACTAATAACAACTTCCGTAAAGGACTTACATATGTTTCTGATGATGCAAAGAGGGCTACACTAGGCACGCTTATTGATGCTAGAGAAAATCAGATATATAGAACAATACAGCTATTAGACCATGCTGAGGCTAACAGAAGTTTTAGGAGTCTATCTGATTTTATAAACATCATTAAAGAACAAGTAAGGTCTGTAGATAACTATAAAGCACTAGATCAACTGCTTACAGATAATATAGAGCAAGCACACAACGCTACACACTACTCTGATACAGCTCTACAAGATTTAGTATCTAAACGTATTGAGCAAACACGTGCACTTCTAAAAGCTGATGCAACGCAGAAAGAGTTTAATATTCTATTTAATAAAATTAGAAATGATATTAAGACTACTTCTTTTAGTATTAATAAACTTAAAAAAGTAACAGAGCACACTATGAGCGTTTCTGATTTCTTTAAAAAGTTTAAGAAAATAAAAGAAGAACTGCGTACAAAATCAGTAACAAATACGTTCTATAAATCAGATACTATTGAGAGCACGCTCAAAGACCATGCTACTAAACCCGCTGTTGAAGTACTATCTAGTATGCAGGTAGCTCACACAGAAGATGTTATAAAAGAATTAAAACCATATCTTCCAGAGTATCTACAAGACGCTATAGAAGATGTTATGGATCCTAACATAGACGCTGTTGCTGAAAGATTAGAACAGCGTAAACTTATACTGCGTGGAGAAGCTAGAGCTGTTGTAGCACAACAGCCTACAGCAGGTGGTATCAATCAAATAGATGAACTAATCAAACAAGACAACAAGCGTATAGCTACAGGCATACAAGAAGCTATGTTCAAGCATAGCGTTAAAAAAGATGCTACAGCTTTAGAGCAGAGTGTTGCGTCTGCGTTTGATACTGCTAATAAGCGATACAGCTCTTATACAAAAGGTAGATTAGAGTTTACAGCTAAAAAGGAACAAGAGCAGTTAATCAAAGAATTAGTTGCAAAGACAGAGCGTGTTAAAACACTAGAGTCTTCTGTTGCTCTACGCCAGAGTATAGGAGATACTGTTTCTAAAGTTAAACAGGAGATTACAGAAAGACTAGGTTCTGTTGATAACAGCGTACGTGAGTCTTTAAAAGATACTACAGAATACTTAAACAGAGAACATACAGTATTAAATATCGCAGATACTAAAGCAGAGATTACAGAGCCTTTGCTTGATTTTGTTGCAGATTTCATTAACGAGCGTGCAATTAAAGCGTATGACTTTAAAGAGTTACAGTTAGCGTTGTCTGATTTTATAGATGATACTTTAGATGCACTTGGTTATGATAAGCACAACATTAGTGCTACTGCTAAAACAGAACTAGTAAATAATATAGCACCCCAGATTGCAGACACTATAGATAACTATAGCAAAGCATACCTGAGTATTTCAGATATAAGTCACTATGACTTTATCAATGCCGTTACTGATAGTGCTGATAATGTGCTACCTAAAGATACAGTTGCTTCACTGCGTAAGAGTATAGAGCACTCTACAGAGCAGATAAAAGCAAACATTACTGAACAGCTTGATAGAGTTGCAGGAGAAAAAGTACTTGATGAGTTAGTACAGAATAACAAGAGCCTAACTCGTAGTCTTGAGTTTAAAGACATAAGACACAATATCGTAGATAAAATATTAGATAGTGCTAGGCGATACGCACATGCCTCAGAAGTACCTTTAACTTTAGATGCACAACGCAACATGATTAAAGAAGTATTAACAGGAGCTATTAATGCTACGGAGTTACGTGGAGATATATTAAATAAGGTTCTTGCTGATGATGTGTTAATCGACACCTTGCTTCCTTATGTGTCTGATGTAATTAATAAATATCGTATTGCAGATAAAGCTATTATAGATTACACCAAACAGTTTGCTGATGAAGTGTTTAGTGTTGTAGAAAAGAACACAGCAGCACAACGTAAGGCAATGGAAGATAATATTGCAGAGGCTTCTAGGTTTAGAGTTGATACCAAACTAGGTGGTAAAGCTGTAGAGCCAATTAAGATGGAGCACTTTGTAAATGATATTACAGAATTTACAAATGCGTTTATAAATAAAGACTGGAAGACAGTGTACATGTTATTAAACATCAAAGCAGATAGTAACATGGCTACTTTTGTGCGTCATTTAGATGTGTTCCTTACAGAGAGCATATCTGACACAATTACACAGCTTCGTTTATTAGACGCTGCAGCGAGTGCACCTTTAGCTAATCGTCTAGCTAATATTGAGCATACACTTACTAAAGCTAGAGAGACTGCAAAGTTTACCGATATAACTTTAGAAAGAGATACAACTGTTAGAGCTATTAAAGCTAATGCAGCTCAAGTAGAAGCAACCGCACAACGCATGTACAAAACACAGAAAGGTCTCTTTACTACTGCTGATTACTACATGCAGAGGCTTGATAACTTTATGCAAGCAGGTGCTCTAGATAAAATTGTAGAGTCATATAGAGCGGCTGATGATTACAAAACAGCAACTCTATTAGAACAGCTTGCAGCACTTAAAGATGAGATAGCTAACAAGAAGAAAGCTAACGCAGCTTTCTTATCTTCACTTGAGGAAGCTGAAACAGTTCTATCCCCAGAACTATATACCATATACAAAGACGCTCTCTTTGACGCTCGTGATTTAGGACATGAAGCTATGAGGAGACCAGAGCTACTAGCACCTGACTTTGTAGATCACGTTATAGAACAGCACTACTATCAGTACGCTAAAGCTAATTACAACCTAGACAAAACCATAGGTGACTTGTACTCTTTCAGTAAATCTAAACTCTCTAAAACATATGAGATAGATAAAGAGGTGCTAGATAGACTAGCTGTAGGACACACTGCAGGTATAGATACTTACCGTACAGTTCTGACTAATATAGTACAGGACCCTGATAGTTTTAGAGAGCTTGTAGAAAAAGCAAAGAGCGGTAAAGATGTATTTATATTCGACACAGAAACACTAGGTTTGAATACCAAGCGTAATACAAACCATGTGTTTAGTATGGGTTTATACAAACTAGATGCTGCTCGTTGTGACCTACTGCATTATGATGAAATGCTAGAGCGTTATACTAGTGAGAGTATCAACAAGTATATGAAAGCACTTCTAGAAGATGCTGATGCAGGCAAGGGTTATAAGGAAGTTTTAAACAAACTACCTAACAGCGTTATTGATAATGGTGTTCATCCTGATACTGCGTTTATTGACCTAGCAGAATTTAAGAAGCTCTACGGATATGACGGAGAGCCTATAGAAAATGCTGGTGAAATATTTGCTGAAAACATCATGCACACTATGAGAGAAATGCAGGGTACAGATACCATAGACCTACACAATATTATACTCTGTGGTTTTAATAACCACGGATTTGATAACGTTGTTATGGCTAATAACGCTCCCGAAATTTCAATGCTGTTTAGAGATGTACCGCAGAATATAGATATACTCTCTAATATCAAGGCAAAGCATGGACTGCTTATTTCTGATAAAGATAGAAACATTATAGGCAATCTCTATAACACACTATTAAGTAACGTGTATGACGCAGGCGTTCCTAAATTCAAACACGCATATCCAAGTAGACTTATAGATACTTATGATAGATTCTACAGCGGACTGCAGAGATTAGGGCATGGAGCTACAAGTCTCGACTCCGCTGTAGCACATAATAAGTATGTGCCTGCTGCATCTGCGTTAGATACGTTGTTTGGTCAGACACCTAAACACATTGATCTAAACGCTGCTGCAGAGGGAGTGCGTGAGCAGAAGTTCATGCTTAAATCTATTAACCATATGAAAGATGATAACCTGATTGTAGAGCACACATTTAACCTTATTCCTACTAACGAGCGTTCGTGGGAAGCAGGTTATTTAGCTATGCGTTTAGAGAACAGTAACCTAACTAGAGCTGAGTATGAGGTTATGTATAAGACGGGAGAACTAGAGAAATACAAGCACGTTATCTCTAATTGGTTCTACATCCTAGACAGTAATCCAGAGGTTGATCTACTCAAGCTAACTCCAGAAGAGTTTATAGCTAGAGCAGATGAACTCCGTGAAGCTGCTGATGTTATGACCGGGGGACAGACCAGCAACGTTATCCGCTGGATTAACGGTGTTGCTGATGGTGGCTACGACTACTTCCAGAGCTTCGCTGTGCAGAATAAAGTTTCTCAAAAGATGACAGAGTGGTTTGGAGAAAATCTAAACAACTATAGAGCTATAGAAACTTACAGACAGTTAGCAAGCAATATCCAGAATAACCTCAGATACAATGCAGACGATATATTTGCATTGGAGAAGCACGCAGAAAATACCATAATTGCATGGAGAGAACTAGCTGATTACTGTGCTAAAGATCCAGAGTTAGCACACACATGGTATATCTTTAAGCTCCAGAACTTTGAGTCACTACCTCTAACAGAGCGTATAGCTGTACTTGAAGAACTCATTATGGGTAAGAAGTTTGGTATGCGTGCTAGACTGTTTGGAGATGGAGATATTATTGCTAGAGTAAATCCTCTAACTTACTTTGAGTTCACAGAAAACACAAAAGATATAATCAACTATATCTATGACACACGCAGACACAACGGTTATAACCTCTTTGAAAAAGAGCTAGAGTTCTTTACTAGAGAGTCTAAAGGTGCTGCGTATGAAATAGCTAGTGAGTTAGAACGTGTTAAGTATGATACAGAGGCGTTTGAGGAATTTGCAGAAAGACTATCTGGAATTACAGGCGGGGCTTCTGTAGCAAAACACACTATGGCTGTAGCACTACAACCGGTTAATGAACTTAAAAAACAGATAGTGCATATCCTAAATGGGACTACATCAAGCACAAGTGTTGCTGACCTATATGCTGACCTAAATAAAATTAGAGACGTTTGGGAAGAAGTACATCACACTAGAGTTAAAGCACTTGTATCTGATATGCTACAGAATGAGGACGCTATACTAGAGCATCTAATCACACCTGACTTTAACGGTATGATGTTCCTGCGTTTCTCTCCTGATGATGATAACATCAAGCTAGTAGATCAGCTCTTATCAGAGACACATCCTAACAGTAAATATCTTCAGGTGCGTTATTTAGATAAGGAACAGGCTATAGCTGTTACTCTAAATAAGAACTGTGATCTAGATGATGACGTGTTACATCTACTCGACACTGGCAGAACCATACCTAGAAATAACATTGTAGGTAAGAGTATGCCTACAGAGCTTTTAAATACATTTACAAAACGTATAGATAATTTAGATAAACTAGCTAAAGACTCTGTACTCCGTTTGTATTATGAGACTCTACAGAACCTAGCTGCATACAGCAGACATAACTTTAGAGACTACACACACGGACTATTAGATGTTAAAAAGATAGACCAGTTGCGTCAAGTATTTGATCCAGAAAATATGATGGATTTAGACAAGTTCGGTATGCAGACTATAGATGGTTTTGTAAGTGCAGGCTCTTACCTTACACTTGCACCTCTAGTGCCTATCAATGACGTTAAGTTCTACACTAATCCGTTGCTCACTGTTGAGACACTACTAAAGCGTAATGCAGAGCAAGCTCTTGATAGTCATACCACTACTGCATACTTCCTGCGTAACGGAGACCTTAACTCTCTAAATCACTTTGACTTATCTGATAAAGAGTGGTTCAGAGTATTAGATCAGCTTGAAGATTCGTTTGTGGTTTGTGCTATGGGTACTGATGACAAGAGTGCAAAGTATTTAAGTAAGTTAGAGCGTCAGATTAAAGAAGCTAAATCTACAAACAATTTAAAAGAGTTAGAAAGGTTAGGTGAAGAATATAGAGCGTATAATCCAGTACAGATTAAAGCCTTTGATATTAGGACTTCTGTAGATTTACAGAGAGCAAAGGACGCAGACGCTGTGCTAGTTCCTAGAGTGGTTTATGAAACACTCTATGGACATGTAAATAACTTTACACCAACAAACCCTATACTACGTGGTTATAACAGATATGTAACAATGCTGAAGGCATCTTACATATCCACGCTAGGTACTGCTATGCGTAACTACATAGACGAAACTATCAAGACATATATAGATGTAGGTTGGGAAGGTGTTCCTATTGTGCATAGAGCTAGATTTCAGGCTATGGCAGATCTATCTGACTACAATCAGATTATGGCTGCTATTAAGAAAGACTTGAACACAGGACAGCTTATTAAAAAGAATATAAACTCTCCACACGCTTTAGCACATCAGAGGCTTGTTGATAAGGGAATAATAGATACGCCTTACTATTTCAATATTCCTATATCAGATGCACAGAAATATTATAGCTATCTCGCTGAAGCAGGCATATTACCTAGACACCTCACGGAACGTATGGATGCTAATAACTTCCTACGTATGCACGCTTTTATGTTAGAGGGTGCGTCTGGTGGTACTCAGGCAGGGGAGATTCAAGCTAGAGCACTAGCACACTCTATCCCTGAACTAGAAGGGGTTGCTGCTAGAAATCCAGGAGTGTTCGGAACTCTAGGTGCTTTCCTAAAAATGCCTGATAAAGATTTAGACTCCTTTAAATCTATGGGGGACTATCTCTTTAGTAAAGGTATTTCAGCAGCACTCACACCTATGGCTTATACAGAGCAGGTTACACGTCTAACACACACGTACACTCTGGAAGAGTTAGGCGTAGGTAAATTAGAAGCGTTCTCTAGAATATCCAAGACGCACTTTAACTATGATATTAAAGATAGAGCTGCGGTGTATGCACAAATGCTGTTCCCATTCTTTAACTTTACAAAGTTGAATCTGGATTACTGGATGAATGTATGGACTAAAGACGCACACTCTGTTCATAACTTGTTACGTATTAATCAACAGAACTTCAAAGAAGCTGTTAATGACCATTACGAAAAAACAAGAAATGGACAGTGGGTTGATATGAGTTACCTATATCACGCTATGGCAGGTAACCTTAGAATACCAAACCCTGCTGGGAATCCAGGGCAAGCTGCGTGGTTGAAGCTAAACCCATCTTTCTATGATGCGTATAACTTCTTATCAGACCCTATTAATCAGGGTATGCAGGACCTCTTTAGTCCTCTTCAAAATGTGCTACAGGATACTAGCTTCTTTAAGAGCACAGTACAAGCAGGTATATTTAATCAGAGCTACGGTAACAACGGACTGCGTGACTTCTTACCTCTCATAGGTTCAATCATTTTACCTATGCACGAGAATAAGTTACGGTATATAGATAAAACCTACACTAGGTTTAGGAATGATACCTTTGCTAGGCTATTGAAATCACCACTGTCTTTTGCACAGTTGCCAACTATACTAGCTTTCTCCAAGATAGACTTTGGAGGTGATTACAATAAGTTTGATATGTTCCTGAACGCTAACGGTTATAGCTACGATTTCTACACTCGTCAGATCAAACCAACAGCGGAATGTAAAGCACGTGATGCTAAAGAACTATCTGCTTATATGTATAAGAAGCACGGGTTAGTCTTTGACTTTATCACAGGAACATTCATACCTGCGTATCTATCTAAAGACCCTGCGACTAGAAACGTGAGCTTTAAAACAGCACATAGCTCTGCACAGTGGTCTGATATACAGGCTCTTGCAGAACTCTATAAAAATAAAAGATATGATTTTGTATCTGGAAGTTTTGTGGATATAAAAGCACCGGGAGCTATCTTTGATAGAAAACAGTACGAGAAGTGGCAACACTCCCGAGGTTATGAGAAAGAATATCTCACTAACACTTGGGTGCCTATTGGAACTGCCAGAGCTCGTAGCTACGGTGAGGCTGCAGAGTACATGCGTACCAGAGGTATGGAGTGGGATTATATTCTTAAGAAGTATGTGCCTAGTGGAACTGCATTAGCACATAACTATAAAGAAGCCAATAAGCTCTATGCGGCACACGGCTTGGAATATGACTACGCACGTAATGCGTATGTGCCTAAAGGTAGAGCTACTGTAAATAACTTTAATGAGTATAAGAAATTCCAGAGGGAACGTAATGGACTTGAATGGGATTACGCAACTAGGCAGTGGGTACCACTAGGTACTGCTAAAGCATCTAGCTGGAAAGACTTATACGGAGATGGTTGGCATAGGCGTAGACACTTCCATAAGCATTGGAAGAGACGTAAAGGGCATAAGTTTAAGAGATTTGATACGTGGGAGGAGGTTGTAGAGTTTCAGCGTGGACGTGGACTTGCTTGGGATAGTATAACTCGTAAGTGGGTTAAGCTAGGTACAGAAGCTACTTGGGACGACCTAGTAGAGTACAAGAAGTCTAAAGGGTTAGGCTGGGATAGAATTAATAAACAATGGGTTGAGCTGGATAAGGTGCCTACTTGGGACCAGTATCAGAAGTATAAAGAGTCCCAAGGACTAGAATGGGATTATATACAGAAGACTTGGGTACCTAAAGGCTCTGCTGTAGGTAAGAAGTGGAAAGACTTCCAGAACTATAAGAAGTCTACAGGTAAAACCTATGACTACATACAGCAACGTTATGTAGGTGGTAAAAAGATGAGAACACCTAAAGCACAGTTTAACTATGATTATCATATGAAGTATCATGTAGGTAAGATTAAACCTAAACGAAACTACCTAGACTCCATGATAGATAAGTATATTAATAATCAGGATCCTAACGTGCGTTATAACATAATGACAATGCCTAGTCTAAATATGTATCAGGTTAAGAGCCTGCGTACTAAACGCCCAGTACCTCGAATGAGATTACAGGAAGTACAGCGGATGCAAACATCCTTTGTAAAATACTATAAAAAAAGCCAGAGCATTTAAGCTCTGGCATTTCTTTTAAATATCTTCAGCAATGTCTGTGTGCGTTTCTGATTCGGCTTCTGCAATATCTCTCTGTAGTGTAGTTATATTATCTTCTAAAGCATCCTTTGGTTTGTGTGGTGCTATCTTATCCCATGCTTTAGCTGCTGCTATAACTACTTGGTTCTGTGTGTGTTTATCCTGCCAGACAAACCATGTGCACATTTCCCACTCTTTTTCAAAGAGTACAGTTAAATATCCAAATGGTGCACCTAGATGATACATCTCCATTTGTACCTGCGTGTAGTAATAAGGCGGTATTCCATACCTATTAGCTTTCTCTATGATAGAAGCTGTACTGTCTGCAATAGCCTGTGGTATAAGCCCGTCTGTTGCGTAGCCTGTGCTTTCTCTCCAGTCTGCTTTAGTTCTATCATAGTGCCGAGCTCCCTGCTCTGTACAAACTTTAATCTCATCTGGAATGTAATGCAATGTTCCGTCATCATCATAACACTCCATAACTCCGTCAAAGTTTACAGTCAGGAATGGGAAGTCATTATGCCTGTACATATTAGCAGGTTTCATAATACGTCTTCCTGAAATCTGGCTGTGCTTCTGTATAATAAATGGCTCTAGGTCTACTCCCTTTCTAACAGCAACCTGATCGCTAACTGCAGCTTCTTCTGGTGTTAGATAGTTCCTAGACTTTTCTTCTATGAGTTCTTCTAACTTTTTGTAAGGGTTTACACTAACTAGTACTGAGGAGTCAGAGCAGCCAAGTCCATTCTTACGAAGTAGAGCATATACTTCATTAGGAAGCTGGTCTATGTCTTTTACTGCGGTATGGATAGGTAAGATGCTTGTGTCCAGATAATCTGTGTTCATCTCATCTAGATGTGGTGCATTAGCTTTTGCCCACTCATACTGTTCTGCTACTGTCATTCTTCTTTCCATTAATCAAATACCTCACTGTCTTCTGTAATACATAAGTCTCCTTCGTTATTATAGTCAAGAACTGCTCTACGTTCTATGCCGTCATAGTTATAAAATAGTTCCTCTTGCTGGGGAACTCTAGGACGTTTAGGTTCATACTCTTCAGGCATGATATTTTCAAACATCTCTATAACTCTTTTCTTTAGAGATTTAGCGTGCTTTGGTTTGTAGTTATCTGTAGTTATCATAGCTATCTACCTCCACTGTTCTTAATTTAAAATCCTTACTGTTGTTATTCTTGAATGTTACAAAGTGTAGCATATGTCTATACGCATCTAGTATGTGTCTATTAATCTTTTTAAATCCATCTTTTATTGGAAGTGCGTATCCCTGATTTACTCCTAATCCTTTAAGTAGGTTTCTTTTTAGAAGTACCTCTGTAGCCCAACGAGCTTTAATCTCTACGGCTCTCTGGAGTATTAAAGGTATGCTAGTGTTATAGCAATAAACCTGAATTGCTCCAATAAGTTTTGAAGTCTCCATTTTAGAGTAGCTCTGTACAATAGCTTTCTCATAGTAGAGTACATAGTCTTCCAGAACTATAACAAGTTCTTCTCCGTACTTGCTGTACATTTCCTCAATGAGATCTATGTGTTCACTCCAGTAGTGCTCTGCTGCTATAAACTCTACAGCATCAATCTTTCCAAAGCGAAGTACTTTACCTTCACCTGTTGCAAGTACCCAGCCTGTGCAGCCTTTGCCTTCTTCAAAGGAGCCTGATGGGTCTATTGCTAGTACGTACTGATGTGTCTTATTCATTTGTGGAATCATTTTTCAACATCCTTTCTAAATCTTCTAGTGTTTCAATCTCTTGTTTTTCTGCCCAGTTAGTAGTAGTTACTTCCATGTCAGCTACAATAGGTACTTTAGTGTCGCTCCAATCTTCCATGATTCTCTTAAATTCAAAGAAGTGTTCTATACCATCTTCAGGATTCCATTCCCATGACAACTCATCATGTATCTGCATCTGCCATTTAGTTTTAAGATTGTTAGCTTTAGTATATTCCCAAAGCTCTATAATCTTTTTCTTTAGGTAGAATGCAGCACTACCTTGTATCAACATGTTAATCAGTTTGTGTCCTGATACGTTGTAGTAGTGCACTCCGAATAAGTTGGTAGTGTTAGAGTAGAGTTGTGCCCTGTTGTAACAATAGCTGTGATACTGTTTTACTCCTGGAAAAGCATTGTAATAAGCAGCGTCAATCTTCTTAACTTCTTCTAAAGACTTATCAGGAAACATCTGTCTTATACGCCCTAGTTGTGCTCCATAATTTTTAGCGAAGTTCGTACGTTTGCCTATATCATAACGTGCTTCCTTAAATCCTTTGTCCTCAGGTTTAAGTCCTGTTGCTGCTGTAGTAGTGGCTCCATGTACATCTACAGGCTCCCAAGGTAAGTTATCTTCATCATGATACCAACTCCCATCATACGCTTCTTTGATGTGTACAGGATTGTTATAATCAAATAACTCTCCTGAAGCTCTATGGCACTTATAAGGCATATATGCTCTACAAAGGTTTTGGTCTGGATGATTCACTAGGATTGTGTATAGTGCTTGGAATCTTAACTCAATCTGTGAGTAGTCCAGATACAAGATTGCACTGTCTGTTTCCACCATGTATCTTGGGTTGAAGAGGTCATTACCTTCTCTATCCTTAATACCACTTCTGGGGAACTGTTGGAAATCTGAAGTAACTCTTCCAGATACAGTGCCTACTTGATTGATCTGAGTATAGAGTCTATCCTTGCCTTTGATAAGCCGTTCTTGAAAGCGAAGTATGTATGTACTGTACCACTTCTCTAAAGTTCTTAACTCTTGCACTAACCAGATAAACTGTTTTAGTTCTTCGTCCTTTGTAGTGTTGTACAACAGTTTAAGTTGTTCATCATTCGTAGAAGTTAGTTCAGTTTCATACTTTGTGTTTATGATTTGTTTGATTAATGCGTGCTGTCCTACACTTAACTCTTGTTCTACAAGTTCATTTAATTCAGCTCGTAGAGTTAAGATGTATTCTTTCATACGCACTCTAGATTCTTCTAGGTACTCTGTATTGCATTTGAACCCTACTCGTTCCATACGAACGATAGGCTCTAATAGAGCGTTTTCAATGCTTACAGCGTTTTCATTATCTCTAGCTTTTACCTTTGGAATTAAGAACCAAAGTATTTCTAAAGTATAAACAATATCATATGCAGCATATCGTTTTAGGGTTTCAGTATTGAGTTG